AAGCTATGTTTCTTCAGGAAAATTGCGAGATAGAACTAGAAGATTTACAGCTTTACTTGCAGTCTTCTAAAACCGCATACGCTTCCTGCGTAGGTAAAAAGTACGAGCCGTTGCAAAAGCGCACTGTTCCAAACAAAACGCACCGATCAGCAGCGCAACGCCTCGCAGATGCACAGGCCGAGCAGAAAAAAGTAGACGCTGCCGTTAAGAAATACGGCAAGTAATACCTCCCAAACCTCGAGAACTGAGGCGGCTACGGTCGCCTCTTTTTTTTTAACCCTCAAAAAAAATTTTTCCGATTTTGCTTTGCAAAATCGGACAGGAGATAGGATGCAGTTATGCTTACAGTTACTTCTCGTATTCGTCAGTTACTCGACATTGGTATTGAGATACCTTTGTCAGACGATCAATCCACACCAATCGATCAACCCACTCGGCAACCGTTGCTATTCGTTCAGAAGGATTACGAACCCTTGTTCAATCCTCTCAACCCTTTCGAAGAGGATGATCCGTACTTCGAAGATATCGACGACTATGCTCTCGAATCTGGCAACATCAAGTATTACAACCTATAGGAGACCCTGCGGGGACTGGATGCCGCTTCGCTATATCCAGGCGTCCTCGGGTCATTGGCCCGTTCCCGCTTCGCTCCCACCCACCCACACGG